TGATACTACTTCGGGACTGGCAACATATAAATCTAGAGCAGTACCGTTCCACTGAAATACAACATACCCTTTATTTTTATATTCGTCTGTATAACTTGTTTGATCCACGGATCCCAATGCTTTTTGTACTTGTTGAACTTGTTGAGGTGTACCGATTTGATTTATTTTTGCTAACGGAACTAATGCCACAGGTGTGTTTTTAATAAACATCATTGGTTTAGCCTTGGCATACATTTGATTTAATTGCTCTTGAGAAATCGCAGTACTTTGATCAGAGGCTTCTGACATTGCTGGTTGTGTTTTATGTTTTTGTCCACGAACATCTTTAGCAGACTTTTTAACGTTCTTGTGAGCGCCAGCACCGCTGGTTGTTTTCATAGCGTGTTTGGCTACAAAGTTAGGTGGCTTAGGAGCCTTTACTTTTTGTGTTTTAGATTCTGTGATAATTTCTAGGATCTTCATTTTTTCTTTCCTCTACGCATATTTAGTTGCCATTGCGCCATACGTCTACGTTCGCCTGTGCTAGAACTGGCAATCTTTTCCAATTGTCCCAGCGTTGACTTTTTAGGTATACCCACACGTTTACTAAGTCCTTTACGCTCAGGATTCTTTCCATCTGCAAAGTTTTCTTCTACACCAACTGGGCTAATGTAATGATGGTCATGAACTCTGTAACCTTTTTTAACGAAGTAGTCACGAGCCATTTTAATTGCATTTCTAGGATCATCAGCGGTAACTCTTACAGTTTTTTGAACTTCTTTAGTGCGAACATTAGCCTCTGCATTAGGATCAGTTACAGTAACCCTAATACGATGTGCTGTTGGTTCTTCATGAACGTCTTCGCTTACATTATAAGTAGGGTCGACTTTTTGCTTTTTCATACCCTTAGGTTGCTTAGGATCTTTAGGATCGATGTCTGTAGTTTTAAGTCCGATCTTCATTAAATCTTTAAGATACTCGTGTTCCTCTTCTTCACTGCCAAAGGAAATAATAGTGCTAGGAGGTCCTTTTCCAAAGTCATGTTTGCCTAGACCCTTTAAGTTGGCAATGTGCTGACCTAGTTTGTACCAGTCGTAGACATCACTGACATCTACTCTTACTGTTCCTGCTGGCATGGTTGGTGGAGTTTCAGGACCGTAAGGTACATCGTTGACATGACGATCTTCGCCTACACCGCCGTCACCACTGACACCGCCGTCGCCACTGTAGCCTGTATTCACACCATACAGTCCGTAAGGACCTGGTCCGTAGGCCGCTCTACGAACTCGACGTTTTTTCTTACGTTCAACAATGAATTCTTTTGCTCTCATTTTTTTCCTACTGGCGGTTCGCCGGTCATGTAAGGTAAACTAAACCATAGTTGAAACCATTCAGGTGTACCAGGTCTAATATCATGTTTACGTTCTAATTCGCGTTTTTCTGTTCCACTGATGGAGACGTTGATTCCTTCATAAGGAGTGAACCCTTTGAATTCATTGATGCCAGCCAAACGTTTTAAATCGGATATTTCCATTATTTTGTTGCCGGTTCGCCTGTAACGTAGACTTCCCACTTCTTGCCAGTCTCTCGAGATTTGCGTTGGGCCATGGCTTGTAATCTTTCAAATTCTCTACGTTCCTCTGGACTGTCTGCATATGCACCGTAAGGTCCGGGTAACACCTTCCATTTCTTACCATTAATATAAACAGCAAAGTTATTGCCTGGTTCAGTATTGCCTTCGTCCCAGTCTTCGGGATCTCTGACTCTTTCTGACACACCATGTCGTTTCATTAAACTATGAATTTGACTGCCAGGTTTTGCCTTTTGTCCAGATTTTAAAAATGAATTGATCATTGACAATTCTTGTTGCTTGCGTTGTGCAGAATTGTCAACAGCAGGTTTGGCGTTGGTGTCGTCATCGTTGCCGTCAGATTCGGGCTCATAATACCAACCCATGCCAGGATCATCACTGCCAGTTTTTCGTGGGTTGTCAAACTTGAAATAGGCAATTTGTGTAGACCCCCAATAGCCTTTGAACACACCAGTGTCGTCATCAAAGTCTTCACGATCAAAATGATCTGCTTCAAATCGACCAAAGTAATCTATACTACGACGATACGATTCCGGCTTAGGGTATTTGTATGGGTCATCTCCTGGACCATCCTCGCCACCACCTGATCCTGGCGCAAATTCATTTAACGATCCTTCCCCCATTCCCTTTTTAGCAAATTTTGGATTTAAAGGATTGAATTGTTTACGAGCCTGTTGCTGGCGATCCTGTGCTGTGGCTAACTTATTCTGTTGTTGTGCAACTTTGTCTCCACCCTTTTGCGATTGTATCCACGCAAGTGCTTCGGGCTGTCTAACAGGCGCTCTTAAAAATGCCTCAACTTTTTTTGTTGCTTGTGTTAGGTCTGGAGTATTTTCATTGTCAACATAGACAAATCTTTGAGGCCCGAAATACGCTGAATATTTGTCAAGATTTTTTTGCACCTGTGCGTATGTATTCTTGGCTAATTCAGAATCGACTTGACGACCTGCACCCCATTGTTGTTTTTGTTTTTCTGCTCGCGACTGTTGGCGGGCAATACTAGTGGCTTCGCTGACATTTACAAATATCATCATGAATTCATAACCTAACGGCGCCAGTTTTTCAATAACACCTATTGCTGTACTAGGGTTTCTTCCCGATCCGTCGATGATAACACCTAGTCTGCCGTCAATAAAATTCTGTTGTTGTTTCTGCGTAAGTTCCCAACTTTTTTCTAGTTGATCAGGAGATAAGTGTCCAGTTGGCACTTGACCTTTTTTAACAAACAACTCGTTGAAATTATCTAAGTTTACACTACGCAAACCTGTGTGTGTCAACAAAGGTCTAGCAACTGTGCTTTTGCCTGCGCCCATTGGCCCAAATAAAAATATACATTTAAAAGTGTGAGGATCATTTACACCTTCTTCTAAACTGCCTTCCGCTACACCTTCGGATGGTTTCGCCACTGCTTTTTTCTTTTTCTTTGCTAAGTCTGCGTCTCTTGTTTTAATTTTATTAAGCACATCGGCATAAGGTAACAGATACTCTGCTACTAGATCAAAAAATGGTTTGCCATCGACTAGAGTATCAGCATCAACACCTGCAGCCTTACTAAATGCATCTCTGTCACCTTTGATCACAGCATCACGCAAGGCAGTTGCTGAACTTAATCTGGGAGTAGGTTTTTGTTTGATTTCTGCAAAGTTGTAATATCCATGGGGACCTTCTTTGCCGTTATAGTCTTTTATTGTTTTAGTAACCCAGTCTTCGTCAGTTAAACACAATAATGTTGCTTTAGGGTACTGCTCGTACCATGTGTGGAGGATTAAAGCGGCCAAATATAATGGCTACTTCATTGTTAGATGCTTCGAATAGTTGTCTTAGTCTCATTGTGGTGTCCAACGTTTACGGGGTACTAGTTTGACGTTGCCAAACTTTTTATTACCGGTTGCATAACGCACACGACCTTCTCCGTGTGTGTCCCAGATATCTCCTTGTTCGCCTTCTATTTGATCAATAATATTATCTTTCATATTCTGAATCATTTTTACCAAAGTAAAAATGGCTTCAACGGCATTAGGATTTGCTTGTATTTTTTCTTGTATCTTTGCTTGTTTACCAGCACTTACTTTACTAGTAGACAACCAATTGTTGAAATGTTTTGAGCCTAGGCTATCTAGTGCCTTGCCCTTGGCTGTTTGATTTACATACGTGTACAAAATATTCTTAAGGTCACTTAATCCTGCTGTATCTTCTAAAAATGCATCAATCTGTTGTGCATGTTGCGCTAGATATTTTTCAACTTGTTCAACACCGCCTGTGTCTATCTGAGCAGGCTTTTTATTATAGATAGGTCCTAGTACAATTAGTTTAGAATTACCATTAAATTTGCTAAAGTCGGAAATAGGTTTTTGTGCAGAGTCTGACATTCCCCATTGTGGGAAATACGCATGACCCACAACCATTACGTCTGCTTTACTAATGCGTTTACCTAGATCACTGTCCTTGCGTACATGATAACATGTTTGACTCTTGGGATTAGGACAGAAGGTATACACACCTTCTTTGTCTAATTGAGGTGGCTGTAAGAACAAACCATCTGCATAGACAAAACCAACAAAGTCTTTTGGAGTACCTTTGTCGAAATAATTATATAAGTTTGCAAACTGATCTGCAAATTGTTCACGTGCTTTTACTTCGTCTGGAGTCTTAGGACTGCCTGACTTATTTTGAATAAAGTCTTTAATCTCTTCTGGGCTAGATGTCTTGGCACCTTTGCTCCAGCCATTGTGTCCGCCTAGTATGAGTGGACCATTCTTTGTTTCACGTCCCCAATAAATTTGAGGATTACCATCCCACTTCATGCGGATACTTTGACTACCTTCTTCAGTGGCAAAGTCTTTGATGTGGTCCAATGCTTCCATGGTACCTGCACTGCCATAAAAGAATACTAGATCTTCTAGGTGGTTAAATGCACGACCTAACTGCTTAGGAGCGTCTGCTTCTATTATAAAAAGTTCACGTAATCTCATAGACCGCTCAGTTCTTTAATACGCTGTAGTTCAGCACTTTCTTGTTTAACTGGTACTTCTTTCCAGTTAGGATCTTCTTTGGCCTTGGCCAATAGTGCATCTGCTTGATCTTTAGGTAATGCCGCCAATACGCTTTCTACACTGCCTAATACAGATGCATTCTTTTTACCTGTAAGTATTTCAGAGATGTCATCTAACTCATCAGTGATGAACTCACCTTTTTTACCTTCTGGCGTACGACTAAACAATCCTTGCCATGCACTCCACATGTAACCTTTTTGTTTAGCAAGTATAGCCAATATTAATTGCTTGTTAACACCTTTGTAAGGACTGTTAGCAGGAATATTATGTGTATGAAACTTGGAAACACGTTCTGCGTTTTGAGCCACCATAACATCTACTTGTGCAAATGAATCTTCTATAGGCACACGTACATGAACATTAATACCACTTTGTGTAGTTTGTAAACCTTTGCCAGCAATATAATCGTTCAATGCTTTTCTTGCAGATTTAGCGTCCTTGGCTTTGAAATAATCCATTACAGTTTTTTCGTCGACAATAACATCCATGTCGCCACTTTGCTTGCCAGGGGTGGGTGTTGCCGCACTGCCCACGGGTATTGCTCTGATACCTGTATTTGCTAATGCATCATTGACTGTTTTTAAAATAGCACCTACGTGCTTGTGGTCAAATGCAGTAACATCTGGAAACGCATTTCCGCCTTCTAGCAAAATCATTCGTTTCTCCCGTCATAGTGACCTTTAGCAATGTTATCTTGTTCTTTACCAAAAATACTTCTTGCTATGGCATCTCTATCTATGTCAGTGAACACTGATTTGTCACTGTCTGGAATATTAAATTTTTTGCAGTACAAGGCAGCGGCTTTGTCTACACAAGGTCTTAGACAATTGTCTTCGCAGGCTTCTCCAGCCTCCAATTTATTTTTCATCAATGACAATTGGGGATACATTATACGACGATAAAATTTATCATCGTTCATCATAAAAAATTCTAAATCATCTATTAGATTAGAATCCTCTAAGTTAAATTTTTCGTCTAGTTCTCTTAATAGCATTTTACCATTTCCTACATGACCAGTATCTCGCTTTATCACGCGGACCTGGGGTGTCGCAATTATGCCGAGCACGAAAACTTCTTCTTCGTGCTGGATTTGATTTTTTGATTCGCATGTTAGGGTCACCAAAGTTTACTTTAACTATGTTGCCCTGGGAATTTCGAACGTAGACTTTGAACTTCTTTACGTCTCCCTGCATGGGTTTCCCTAGTTGTACTTTACGGCCGCGATACTCGGCTTCCTCTAAAGTTTCTTCTATTTCTCCGTACTGAACGTAAAACTCGTTATTCTGGTAGGTTTCTTCCAACCAGTTTTCTGGAGAACTAAGATTTTCGAACAATTCTTTAAAAGTTTTCATAGCATAACACTCACTAGTAGAGTATTTATGCTATATTACATTTAGGTTAAATTTCTTCAAAAGTGCGTAATTCGTCCACTCTACGTATCTTATCGCCCAGGAAAATACGGCACAAACTTAAAGTTTTTTGATCGGCTACGTAGAAATAACCGCCAATATAGTAGTCATTCTTGGCCATAATTTTAAGTTTAGGTATTTTTTCTGCCCACTGTTTAAATGTACCCGGGTCAGGCAAACCATTAACTGTTACTTTATATTTGTGAGAATATTCTGCTCGTATGATCTGCTTGGGTGTACTCAGCAAAAAGTCTTTAATCTTATCGTTTTCAGGCCTCCAAACTTCTCTTACATGCCCGTCATACAACTCACTGCCCGTGTCTATAATGTTTTCATCACTGGAGTATATCGATAAGAGATCACCTTCTACTCTGACAAAGTAATTAGATTCAGATGACAGCAAATGTACCAACGCTAAGTCCCTACGAACTTCTTGAATAGTAACTTTTCTAGAATTCCAACGCGAGCCAACAGTCTTTGCTGTTTCGCCTTGGTATTCCATGGATCGCAAAAAATGATCTATTTCAGTAAGCGTATTCTCAATGCTGGCTCCTCTAAACATGGAAGCCAGCGGTGTAATAACTACTATTTTATATACGTACTTGTCGTAAAATAGTTTTTTAGTTTTCTTTAACTGTTTCATGTTCCAAAACTTTGATAGTAATTTCACCTTTAGCAACATCGATGCGCACATTGCCACCAGTTTTAAGTTTGCCAAACAACATCTCTTTAGACATTGGACGCTTGATATCTTTGTCAATAACACGCTGTAACGGACGGGCACCCATCTTTTTATCAAACCCTTTGTCCACTAAGTAGTCAATGGCATCATCGCTGATAGTAATATTGATACCCTTGTCTTTTACTTGTGTCTTCAACTCTACCAAGAACTTACCAACAATCTTAATCATTGTGTTCTTAGACAGTTTGCCAAATGTAATTGTACCATCTAAACGATTACGGAACTCTGGAGCAAAGAACTTCTTCAACTCTTTGTCTTCATAGTCGTTGTCTTGACTACCAAAGCCGATTACATTCTTATCAGCATCTGCCGCACCCAAGTTAGTGGTCATAATCAGCACTACGTTACGAGCATCTGCTTCCTTACCATTACTGCCAGTAACCTTACCATTGTCCATGAGTTGCAACAGGATAGTTGAAACATCAGGATGCGATTTTTCAATCTCGTCCAGCAACAACACGCAATGCGGATTCTCTTGCAGTTTAGTAATCAACAAGCCAGCATTTTCTTCAAAGCCAACGTAACCTGGAGGGCTACCAATCAACTTACTAACGCTGTGCTTTTCCTGATACTCTGACATGTCAAAGCGGATCATAGGAACACCAAGTTGCTTTGCCAACTGTTTAGCAGTTTCAGTTTTACCAGTACCAGTTGGACCCATGAATACAAAACTACCAATAGGCTTGTTCTCACTCTTCAAGCCTGCTTGTGCAACAAGAATCTTATCCACGATTTCGTCAATGGCTTCATCTTGTCCGTAGACTTCTGACTTCATGTTCTTTTCAAGATTCACCAAGTTAGCACTTTCTTTTTCGCTGACTGTTTCTTCTGGAAGGTTAACCATCTTACTAAGTTCAAACTGAATTTCGTTTACGTCAACTACACGATCTTTAACAGTTTTAAGATTAAAGCGACTGCAAGCCACGTCAATCAAATCCAGTGCTTTATCTGGAAGTTTACGATCATTCATGTACTTCACGCTGAGTTTTACCGCAGTGTTAACAGCCTCGTCTGTGATGACAACATTATGATGTTTCTCATAATACTTCTTAACGCCCATTAAAATTTCTCGAGCCATTTCTGGAGTAGGTTCATCCACAGTAACACGTTGGAATCTGCGCATCAATGCACGATCCTTTTCGAAGTACTTACGGTATTCTTCCCATGTAGTACTTGCCACAACTTTGATATTACCTTTGCTTAGTGCAGGCTTCATCATGTTGGCAAGGTCATTGCTACTTTGTTGCCCTCCTGCACCAGCACCACTAATCATGTGTGCTTCGTCGATGAACAACACAGTTTTACCTTTACTAGCCAAGGCCTTCAGCACCAACTTGAAACGTTCTTCAAAGTCACCGCGATACTTAGATCCAGCAAGCATACTGCTGATATCTAGATTATAGACTGTGTATTCTTTTAAGAACGGAGGAACATTACCATTAATAATGTTATAGGCAAGGCCTTCTGCAATGGCAGTCTTACCCACACCTGGATCGCCTACTAGCAATACGTTGTTCTTAGTACGACGACCCAAGCCTAGTGCAATCTGTTCCAACTCTTCTGTACGACCGATCACAGGATCGATTTTATTTTTCTTAACTTGATCATTAAGATTAGTTGTAAATGCACGAAGTGCTCTTTCACTTTGTCCATCCGAAGCATGTTCTTCTTCGTCTTGTTCTATTTCATTACTGATAAAGTCGGTGAATTTTTCTTTTTCTACGCCACCGTTTGACATGTAGTACACTGCAAAACTGCGTTTTTCACTGAGCATACTTAAAAAAACATCAACAAGTTCGATGCTTTGACGTCCACTGAACAGTACTTGTGTGAATGCTCGATTTAGTACACGTTCAACAGTTTGTGTCTTTTTAGGTTTAAACTTTCCAGGAGTTAATATTTTAATGTCGTCGCATTTGTTTTTAAGATGATGCTCTAAATTAGTTTTAATATAGTCAGCATCGGAACCGTAGTTCTTGATCATTTCATAAAACTTTTCTTCGCACATCATAGCAAAGGCAAGATGTTCCAGGGTCATGTATTCATGACCTAGTTTTTTGCAATCGTTAATAGCCTTTTCAAATACGGCTTGTAGTTGTTCACTTGGCTCTACCATTTAATAATTTCCTTTGTCGTTTACGTGCTAAATCTAATTTGAGTCGACTGACTCTGGTTGTAAAACATATACCATCCAAATGGTCTATTTCATGTTGAACACACTTGGCATCCATGCCCGATAGCGTTATTGTACATGAATTATTATTTCTGTCAAGGTATTTTACTGTAATAGTATCAAATCTTTCTACTTTGATAAACAATCCAGGAAAACTCAAGCATCCTTCTTCGTCGGAGCAAGTACCCAGGCTTTCTGTAATTTCTGGATTGAACATACCAATTGGGTCTTTACCTTTTGGTTGTACTATGATAACTCTGCGATCGAAGCCTACTTGATTGGCAGCGATGCCCATACCGTAGTTATCCTGCATGAGTTTTGTCATCTCTGCTTCTAGAGCCGCAGGATCGACGTCACTGGTAAATTCAAATTTTTCTAATCGTTGTGTTAGTAGAGGATCGCCTTCTTTTAATAATTTAAGCATTATATTTTCCTCTTAAATTTTCTAAAATAAATTTGTCACCTTCTTCAGTAATAACAGGAGTTGTAATGTTGATCTTAACATACATATTTCCACGTATGCCTCTTTGATCGGTAGGCAATCCGTGTCCTCTGCAAATAATCATTTGCCCTGCTTGGATACCCGGTGGTACAGTTATTTCTAATTTACTGTCTCCGATCGTTTCTTGTAATATAGTAGTTCCTAGTATAGCATCAAATGCAGTAATAGTAAATTCTGTATATAGATTTTCTCCCTGTCTTTTAAATATTCTGTCGGGAATTTCTATGACCTGAGCAATCAAATCACCTTTAGGTATATTAGGAATACTGTCGTCGCCTAGACCCTGATATTTGATTTGATCTCCTTGAGATACGCCTGGCGGAATTTTGATTTGCAAGGTCTGCTCACGACCACTGGGTAATCTAATAGAACCTAAAACATCTTTTCCAACTAACACTTCCTTGAGAGTCATTTTTACTTGAATAGTAATGCTTTGATTACGCCGTTGCTGTTGCGGTCTACGACCCATTCCAAATCCAAATTGGCTAAAAAGATCGTTGAAGTCTCCCATGTCGCCACTGTTAAATCTAAATTGTGGTTGAGGAGGATTATCGTATTCTGCTCGTCGTTGAGGATCGCTCAGAGTTTCATAGGCTGTCTGAATAGTTTGAAACGTTGCAGTATCACCGCCCTTGTCAGGGTGATGTTTACTAGCCAATTTTCGATAGGCTTTTTTGATATCGTCTTGACTGGCAGTCTTAGATACGCCTAATGTATTATAATGTTCACTCATAGATGGAAAAAGGTATAGTAATTATTATACTATACCTTTCCTGGAATGTCAATGATTTATTTCTTAGGTGCTTTTTCTGGAACTTTGGTGCCTTCATGTTTTTCATGAAGTGTTACTGTTCTGCACTTCTCAACTTCTTTTCCAGTTTTAGCATCTGTAGTTTTGATACAGGTCTTTTTAGTTTTTGGTGCTTCTTCTTTTTTATCATTTGCAGATGTTGCAGGCGCAGTCTGCGTAGCCGCAGGTGTTGCTTTTTTTGGTTCTTCTTTGGCACAAGCCACTGTACCAAATGTTAACATACCTGTAAAAATTGCTGTTGCTAATAGTTTCATTTTATTTTTCCTTGTTTGATGAAGCAAACTTTTCGCTTGCTGTAAATCCTAATCCTGCGATTGCTATGTACATCATAGCATCAAATAGATGAGCCTCTGCTTTAAACTCAGTAAATAAATCTACC